CGTCCTGGGGTTTCAAGCTCACAGATGGGACCGTCGTCGATCATCGCGACTACAAGGACGGCGGCGCACCTTGACATGTTGGGCCTGAACGACAAAACATTGACACCCGATTGACAAATAGGCATACTGGCCGCACGTTAACGCTGACACGGAACAACCATGACCGAAACCCTCGACTTCACCTCCTGCCCGCTGGAGCAGCTGAGCGTGAAAGACCTCACGGACGCACTCGGCATCGCCGAGTCGGCCGCGCTGCTGAACACCAGCGCCCGGGCCATCTACACGGTGCGCAACACCAGCGCGCTGTCGGCCGACCGCATGCTGCAGCTCATCGCCGCGGTGCGCGCCGACGAAGTGAACTGCCGCCGCCGACTCGTCGTGACGCGCCGCCTGCAGGCCGAGCGCGAGCGCCGGGCCACGCCCGCCTGATTTCCACCACCTGAAGACCTCAACTATGAAACTCGAATTCAATTCCACCGAAGAACTGGAATCCTTCCTCGAATGGTCCTTGCGCTATGGTGCAGCTTGGGCCGCAATGCAGCGCGGACCGCGCCGCGGCGACGATGAAGGCGTCTGCGCCTCGCCTGCGATCACCGGAACCGTCGAGGTGGCGGGACTCGCATTCCCGCAATTGGATGATGTGACGCCGCTCGATACCGGCACCAGTGCTAGCGACGGCGACACGCGCATGCCGCCGCCCGTGACGGGCGACCCGAGTGGCGCCGTGCTGCAACCGGTCACCGAGCCGGCGAAGCGCAAGCGCCGCACCAAGGCCGAGATCGAAGCCGACGAGACGGCCGCTGCCGAGGCTGCAGCCGCTGAGCTCGCCAAGGCACAACAAACCGGCCAGGTGCAGCCTGAGAGCGGCACGACCTCGCCTACTGGTGCCAACCCCTTCGACCAGCCGTCCACGCTCCAGGACGTGGGCGCAGAGGGCCAGGCCGCGACCGACGCGAGCAGCGAGTCCGATGTCGTGACGCCATTCCAGCACCTGACGCGCGCACGCGAGTTCATCGCCAAGCACGGCATGCCGAAGTACAACGAGTCGTTCGCGAAGGCGGGGCTCGACGCGAACGTGATGGGCTACACGGCCTACCAGCGCGGCGTGCACATGTCCGCGCTGGACGAGCTCGAGAAGGTCTAAGGTCGCGCCATGTGGCTCATCGCGCTCATGCTCCTGCTGATGGTGCCCATGGTGTGCGCGGCGCTCGTCTACCTGCTCGTGGCCATGTGGCGCACCCTCGACGCACTGCTGCAGGGCACGGTCGGCGCGGTGCGCTTCGTGTGGCGCGCGGCAGTGTGGCTCGTGCGTGCGAGCCTGTGCGCTGCCCAGCTGGGCCGCCGCGGCGCCATGTGGCTGCGGGAATGGCACTACCTCGGCTCGACCTGGGCCGGGCAGTACCTGGAGAGCTCGTGGCGCGCGTGGGCCAACATGCTGCGCCGGCGGTACGTCGCCGGGCAGCTGCGGCGGTTGCGCCGGGAGCGCGTGCACAAATGAAAAAAAAAGACAAACATGGACACCTTGAGCATCTCGCAGCAGGTACGCCTCGCTGTCGCTTTGCAACTCGCACAACTGCCGGACATTCAGATGCTGTCTGTGCGCCAACTTGAGGCCGCGGTGTCCCTGTGGGAATCGATCGTGCTCGACCCCGACCGCATCCGAAGGCTGCCGGACGCTGATGCAGCTAAATGAGAAAGGCCCGCTTCTGCGGGCCTTTCTGCTTTCAGGCTACCTGCCTATCCCGACAGGCCGAAACGGCCCAGGAAGGGCACGCCCGTGCGCACGATGCCGGCATATGCACCCGTCACGTTCGTGCTGTTCTGGCTGACCGCCTCGCAGCGCCACCAGACGTCCGACGTCGCGGGCACGATCACGCTCGGCACGTTGAGGTTCTCCTGCCGGTACGGCACCATGGTACTCGCCGGCAGTTCGATGCCCTTGATCAGGTTGCCCGCTGCGTTCTGGATGCACAGGGCGAACGATGCCCAGCGGTCCTGCGTGTCCGCGCGGTTGATGGCCAGGACCATGCTGTAGATGTCGAGCGTCTGCCCGGCGGGCACGGTGTACAGCGACGAGCGCGCGAGGCCGTTGCCGGCCCGCGCATAGGCGAAGGTCGCGCCCAGGCCGCCGGCCAGTCGCACGGACAGGTTGCCCGCGTTGTTGCCGCCGAACGTGCCCGAGCTTGACACGCGCAGGCCGTTCACGCGCCGCACGGGCACCGGCAGCGCCACAGGCGTCACGCCGTTTAGCGTCAGCACGACCGACTGGGCGGCATAGGCCGCGTCCAGGTAGTCGACGGTGACGGTACGCGCGCCAGTGCCGGCCGCGGTGTCCAGCGCGCTGGAGCTGACCACTTCCATCGAGACGGCCACACCTTGCGGACGCGGAATAAACTTGTGGTCGATGCCGTTGAGCGTGCCGAGTTCGGCGCCCGACCAAACGTCCTCCGGCTGCGTCGCGGTATCGATGGAGGGATTGTTGCCCAGCATCGCAACGCGCGACGCGCCAGGCACTGCGCCGATCGTGGCGGCGTAACCGTAGGGGATGCTCACGCCGCTCATTGCTTTACCCATCCTGTCTCGGTGGTCAGCAGGTTGCCGGTGTAGGTGTACGTCTTGCGCCACGTGCCGCCGTTGTAGGTCAGCGTGGCCGTGTCCACGGCACCGCCCGGGCCGTTGTAGGTGTAGACGCACGCGGCGTCATCGGGCTGGAAGTAAGTCCCGCTGCGGGGGTCGTAGATCATCCTGCTGCTCCCTGTTTCGCCGGCTCTGCGACCGGCGGCGCCTCACGTCAAGGCCGCGATGATACGCCAGAGCGCGTCGAGGTGCAGCCGTGCAGCAGCGAGCGGCAGTTCGGTCATTCCGGGGTGCAACGGCTGCGGCAGCTCGTCGAAGGGCGCCCACTGCGCGGCGGTGTGCTCGTCGTTGAGCTGTGGCGTGAACCCCGCGAAAGCACCGAAGCACACGAAGCCGTCCGGCGAGGTGTAGATCAGTTCGAGCGGCCCGTCGTAGGTGTAGCCGCATTCCTCCTGCAGCTCGCGCCTGGCCGCAGCCTCGGGCGTCTCGCCCGCCTCGATGCCGCCGCCAGGAAAGCCCCACGTGCCGGGCGCGTCCTGCGCGCTGTCCGCGCGCTTGAGCAGCAGGACACGGCCATCCTGCACGAACAGGATGCCGGCGGCGCGCGGAGCGGCCATCAGAGGTTGGACATTTCCTGGCGCGCGAACACGAAGGCCACGACGCCAGGCTGCAGGATCTTCTGGCCAGCGGGCGCCTTGTAGCTCTGCATGAAGCCGTTCTTGAGGTCGTAGCGCCGGCGCAGCGCCGGCAGCGTAACCGTCAGGTTATTGATGAGCTTCGTGCGGTTCGAGACCTCGTAACCGTAGATTTGTTCGAACAGCTTGAGCGCGTCGCTGTCGGCCTGCAACGTAAGCGTGAACGGGATCGGGTTGAACACGAAGCCGGCCGACAGGCGGCCGTCGATGCCCATCGAGTATTCGCCGTTCTCGACGGCGTCGGTCTCGAAGATGTTGTCGGCCGCGTAGCCGGTCAGGATCTGCGCGGCAGGAAACAGCGCCTCGGTCGTGAGCGCGAGGACCGAGTTTGCGGTGGTGAGGGTGGCTGGCACTTGAACGCTCCTTAGACGCCAGGCATACCCGGCCAAAACACATTGGACTTCCGGCGGTTCTCGCTCATCGGAAGGACTTGCAGATTATCGGACACGTGCAGGCCACACACAACTTGCTTGCGGCCGATGGCGCCGCGCAGTGGCACGACGTGATCAACCTCGTACCAGTCACCCGTCACCATCATCAGGAAGTCAGCGGCCTCGTAGGCCTTGGCGACCAATCCGAGGTCCGCCCACGGCGGCACGGCGCGCAGTTCCGTCGCAATGCGCGTCATGCGCCAGTGGCGCGCCTTGTGCGGATTTGCGGCGCGGTACGCAGTCTGTCGAGCGCGCGCTGCGACGGGGTCCGACCAGTACTTAGCAGACTGCCGTTCGCGCATGCGCTCACGATTCGCCGCCTTCCAAGCACGCATGCTGGCGAGCTCTGTCTCGCGGTACTTGACATAGTCCGCCTTGCGCTGCGCTCGCGTGGCTTCGGGATCGGCCGCGCGCTTCGCGCGTCGCTCGGCGTTGAATCGATCGCGACGCTTCGCGAGATTCGCCCGCGAAATTTGCTTGGCGCGGTCGGGGTCCGCTGCGCGGCGCGCAGCTGCACGCGCGGCCCGGCAAGGATTGCAGTACGTATCCAGTCCGTCGCGGATTCGAGAGTTCTTCCCGAACAGCGCGACCGGCTGGTGGCAACCGCAATCTTTGCAGAGCTTAGTGAGATTCATGTGACGTATTAGATCACAGCAATCGAGCGCACAGTCAGGCGTTGAATGGACCCGCCGTCGCTATACCACAAAAATGCCAGGGGCGAGTCGCGGTTCTGGCGCACCTGCGCGAAGTTCGCCGCGTCGTCGATGAGCAGGTACCAGCCGCGGGTCTGTACGACGTCGGAGACGACGCGCCCGGCCTGCGTGTCGACCTGCAGCTGCTGCGACTTCGACAGCGGCACGGCCGCGCGGATGATGCCCGAGATGAGCGCCGCGTCGATCACGTCCACGCCGGCCCGGTACAGCATCGTGTAGCCGTCCTGGTTGTACGGGATCGAGTTGTAGGCCATCAGCGCCTCGAAGAAGGCACGCTGCAGCTCGCGGTTGAGGTAAATCTGATCGAGGTACGTGTCGACCCACAGGAAAGCCCCCGACAGCGCGCCGTTGTAGGCCACCGTGTAGGTGTTCGCGGCGTTCGCGTAGGCGCCCAGGTACGTATAGTGGTTCGACAGCAGCGCATTGGCCGTGGCCAGGTCGGAGACCGTTGCGTCAGGCGCGCCGTTGAACTGGCGGAAGGCCAGGTTGGTACGGCCATTCGGGATCTGGAAGTTGATGCAGGCCGCGTAACCCATGAAGGCACCGACGAGCTCGTGGGTGCCATACACCGGGACCGTGCCCTGGTAGGGTTGCGCGAACACCTGTGCGCCGAAGGACGACGGGTTGTTCGGCACGATGCTGGCCGCTTCGGTGTCCCAAGCCCAGTACAGGAACTGGTAGCCCTGGCCGCTGTTCCAGGCCGAGTAGGCCGTGCGCTCGTCGATGTCGGCGGCGTAGACCGTGGAGAACGTGCCCCAGTCCATGTCCTGAGCGGTGATGCGATTCATCGCCGTCGCGGGGGTGTCAGCATCGACGCCCTGCGCAGTCGTCGCGCCGGCTGCCGCCGACAGGCCGACACCAGTGGCCAGCGTGCCCGTTACGGCCGAGATGGTCACGCCGTCGCCGGTGGCAGTTGTGGCGAACACGAAACGCTTACGCACCGTGTCGTAGGCGATGGCGAAGTCGGGCGTCGTGAAGCCCGCCAGCATGAGCGCGGCGGCGTTTGCGAAGCTCGTCGCGGTGGCCAGGTTGATCGATGCCGAGGTATGCGTGGTCGCAGTAGTCACGATGAGCGTGCCAGCGGGCAGCGCCTGCAGCTGCGCGAGGGTCATGCCTTCGAGTTGCGCGCCGAAGACCATGGCGGGCGTGTCGGCGTCGGCGAAGCGGCCGAACTTAAGCACGAAGGGCAGTTGCCCAGCGTTCACGATGCCCGGGAAGTACTGGTTCGCCACCGTGGTCTCGGGGGCGCTCGGGCCGAACCAGTCGGAGACATCCTCGTTCGTGAAGAAGGACTTGACCTGGCCAGGGGCGATCGAGCCGTCTTTGGTGACGACCATGCCGGACAGCTTGGAGGCCTGCCCGCCACCGGCGATGACGCCGGGCAGGATCTGCACGACCTGTGAAATGGGAATGGTGCTCATGTGCGAGGCTCCAAGGTGTGCGCGGGCGCGCCGCGATTGACTGCCACTATCGGCTCACGGGATTCTATCAGCGCGACGGCGCGCGGCAAGCGCCTAGACAACAGTCCCCGTAGCGTCCACCCACGCCGTGCCAGTCCACGTGATCGGTTTGCCTGCAGCAGCCAGTGTGGTGTCAAGGTATTGCACGCCCGCGCTGGTCGCGAGTAGCGTCGGTCGCTGGGCGGTGGTCCCACTGAACACCCCCCAGTCGGCGGCAATCCAAGTTCCCGGCGTCCCGGCAACTGAGCAGCGCCAACGACTGACGGGTGTTGCCCGAAGGATTGAATTGTTCTCGACGATATCGCCAGCGACCCACGCGCCAGCAGTCGGAGCGGCAGACGCAAAGGTCCGAATGTTCTTGGGGTAGCTCGGGTATTCAGCACGAGGGGCCGCACCTCCTGCGTATATCGCGAGAGCGTAGCACTCAAAGTCGCCTACGACACCCGTCGCCGCGATTGTGCCGAAAGACACGCCGATATTTGTTGTGGGTGTCAATGCTCGCGTATTGAAACAGACAAAGACAGTTTGTCCTGAAAAGCTCGTGTCATAACCAGATCCGCCGGACTTCGCTACGTTGTCCTCGATCGGCTGAATCGCGAATTGGCCGCCCGTAAATGTGGGAAACTTAACCTGCGCCACGATCCAAAATTGCGAGTATTGTCGAATTGCATTGCGTAGCTTCACGCGCACCTGCGCTGACAACGCATTGCCACTTGGCGTCATGAGCAATTTCCGCCCATACGTCGTGTCGGCCGAGGGTGTCACAACAGTGCCGCCGCTCGCAATCATGGCCACAGGATCGGCATCGAAGAATCCGCCATCCCATTTGTAAATCAAGCCGCCTTGACCGTTGGAGCTAGACGCGGAGCCCATCGCCTCGCCCGCAACACTGGCATCGGGAGTGCGGCTGCAATTGATGAATGAGAAACGCTCATCCGCTAAATCCGAACGCCGAATAAGACAACGCTCAAGGATTGGCCGACTTTTATAGTCATCGATTACGAACAGATCGTTGACTACGTCAGTGGTGCTGAACGAGCTGTCCGAAATGTGCGTCTGCGCACGATTGGACATCTTGTACTTGCTGGTAGCACTCAGTCGAATATCGGCGAAAGAGAATCCAACACGGCCGCCGGTTTGGTCTACCGAGTAGGCCGGCGCGAACCCGTTCCATTCATTAAAGAAGCCATTGAAGTTTGCAGTCGGCGGCTGGCTCCAGGCAGCGTCGTAGGCGTCGTTGAGCTTCAACACAGTCCAACCTACAGATGGAAGCGTGCCCTCCAGCAGCAGGTTTGTCGCTTGGATCATGCGAACGCCACTGAGGTCGCAAACGGTCAATTCCGTGTTGTCGAGCATCGCCCCGTCATGGCTGACATTGTTCAGAGTCAGCAGCGTCCCTCGCAGGTTGTTGCCGCCCAACTCAGAATGAAACGTTCCTGAATCATTAAACTGCACGTCGGTGAAAGATGACGACTGAAAGTAGCTACCCGACAAATAGCAGATCGGCTTTTCCACGCGTTCAAAAGCGACTCGCGCGAAGCTATGATTCAGAATTGTTGGACAATTATTCTTCCAAAACTTGCGATCTTTAACGAACTGCGCGCAGCGGAAGCGGATATTGTGCGCAAAGAACTGATGCGACGCCGTGCCCTCATAGAAGAAACTGGCGGGGTCGGTGCTGTCCAACAGAATGATGGCGCCCAAATTCAGGTTCGTGTCATCCGTTGTGCGCCCGGGCCCGAATAGCGTTACATTTTGCCGAATTACTGACTGCACATAGCCCGCCGTGAGCCGATACACGCCGACCGCCTTGTTTGCGGCAAGGTCGTAAAACGCAGGAAAGAACGTCGCTGCGCCGATCGATTTGCAGAAAGTGATACATGCATGGACTGCTGCCGTATCGTCGGTTACACCATCGCCCGTGGCGCCAAAGTCGCGCACGGAGACAAACTCGCGACCCTTTGAAAGTAGGGTTCGGACAGCGGCGCCAACGCCGGATTGTAAGAAACCGACCTGGGCAGCACCATCTGGCAGTGCCAAAGGCGCAGTCGACGGTACCCACGCGGCGCCATCAAAGTTCATCAGGACGCCCGTGTCGCGCACGTAGGCAGTCCAGCCCTCCTGCGGAGGCATATAGACCCATGCCCCATTGTCACGTGCTGCGATCTGGTTTGCGTTCGCGTCGCCCACGGGCACGATGTAGATCACGCCGTTGAGCGGCGAGGCGGGCAGCGACGTGGTGGCCGACTCGACGGCCAGCTGCGTGAGCACCGACGACTTGAGCCAGTTCTGGTCGCCGCCGACCTTCCAGGGCGCGCCCTGATCCCAGTAGCCCGTGAGCCCGATACCGGGAAGAATGCGTTCGGTCATTGTTGTCCTTCATCGCTCGCGCGCATGCGCGGCCGGCGCCATTTTGCCACGCCTAGGGCGTGTCGGGCCACATGTCCACGGGCGGTTCGACGTGCACCTCGACGGCGCTGAAGAAGTCTTGCGGCAGCGTGACGACTTGGTTCACCTGGGCGAACAGACGCAGCATGAAGCGCTGCTCGTACAGGTTCTCGCTATTCGCGATGTTGAGCTGTGCAGGCTCGTCAGCGTAGAGCGGCGTGATGGCTGCGCCCTCGAGTTGGTCGCAGCCCCACAGGGAGCGCCAGGCGATCGCGATGATGTCGGCCACGTCCGCCCCGAGCTGGCCGTAGCAGTCCACCTGGTAGCTGTAGGTCGTGTGCCGCGCGACGTTCACAACGCCCGCGAGGGGGTCGCCAGCGTCGCGTGTGTAGGTGCGCCGCCCTTGGTCCTGGCGCTGCTTGACGCCGGGCGACAGCACGACGTAGTTGCCGGTGGCGGTGGCCGTCGTGTTCTGGAAGCCCTTGAACACCTGATCGCCGGGGGCTAGCACGCCTGGCAGCTGCACAGCCGTGACCGCCTGCACCCAGTTCCATAGGGCGTCGAATACGACGTCTTCGCTGTGCAGGAGGGTAGCCATCAGCGCTCCCGCTCAGCTACGCGCGTGAGCAGTTCGATTTGCCGGGCGAATAGCTTCGCGCACTCGGCCTCGCCGCGTGCCTTGATCTCCGCGATGCGTTCTGCGCTGCGCGCCTTGATGGCGCGCACGCAACCCCACGCACCAACAAGGATGCAGACAATCAGGATCAACGCGAGGTTGTTGGTCATGGCGTGGGCGGCGGCGCGCCGTTGGCGGTCTTGGCAATGTAGTCCTGGATCGTAGCGTAGTTGAGCTGCACGGTCACCTCGAAGCAGCACCAGCCCGGCCACCACTCCTTCACCATCGTGATCATGTACCAGCCGGCGCGCGGGCCGGTGGGGATGTTCACGATGTCGCCGCCCTTGTTGTCCCGGCGCTCGATGTCCGAGAAGTTGCCGTAGGCGTACATCGTCAGCAGGCCGTTGTTGTACTGCAGGCTGCGCTCGTGCGTGATGTCGGTGTGCTTTTGCGCCTGCACCTGCAGGCGGGCCACCACGGGCGTGAACGTGGGCGTCAGGATGCCGCGCACATTGGCATGGCCCGTGCTCACGTAGACGGTGCCGTCGACGTCCTCGTTGACCAGCTGAATGGATCCGCGGGTCAAGGCGTGCAGGTTCATGCCCATCACGCAGCCCCTTCGTCACGCACCACCTCGGAATCGATCGACCTGAGCAGGTGCCCAGTGAAGCGAAGGCCGGCATTGAAGCCCTTGACAGCGGCCCACTCCGGCGCATTGTCGGCGGGCCAATCCGTGATGGTCTTCATGATGTCTTCCTTCATGACCTGGCCGATAACGCCCACCGCCTGCGCGGGCGACTGGCCCGACTCGACGAGCTTTACGACGCCTTCGGTCCACTCCTTGCGGCGCTGCGCGACGGTCTGTTGCATGAACGGTCGCGGATGATTCTGGCCCACCCCGTATTCGAGTGCAGCTGCGATGGACGCTACTGGCATACCTGCGCGCGGGTCCGGGTACTCGCGCCCCGTGCGTGCGTCGCGGATCGTGTCGGCGGGGTAGGTCGCGCCGGCCAACACACCCGCCTTGACAGTCGCAGACGACATGTCACGGTCAGGCATGCGCAGGCCGCGGCGCGTGACGGTCATGGCGTGATGACACCGGCGGGCACGTTGAATGGGGCAGCGCGGAAGTTGCGTGCGTCGCCCAGGCCGCTGTCGCCAGCCACGAAGTATTTCATGCTGCGGAACTGCGCAGTCATCATCCAGTACAGCGCGCCGTACTTGGTCTGGTTGAACCACGCAGCCATCGCAGAGCCGGGCGGCAGCTCGTAGGCGAAGCCGACCGACACCGACCCCTGGGTGGCCGTGTCGACGCGCCCCACGGGCCGTTCCGAGCCGTCTGCAGCCACTGCGAACAGCGTGAGCAGGTGCGCGACGAGCAGGTAGAACAGCTGCGTGCGATAGTCCAGAGCCATCACTGGCGAGTTATCGGTGTTGTCCAGGATTGCCTGCGCGGCCATGGTGAACATGACTGTGCAGCGCGCGTCGCTGATCGCCGCGAACTCGGGATAGGCGGCCTTGAAGTCCGCCGGGACGAAGACGACGATGGCCATGGTGGCTCGCGCTTAGTCGGCGGCGGTGATGCCCTTGGCGGCTGCGGCCTTCGGGTCGACGGGCTCGAAACCGGCCTTCACGGCCTGGCGGTCCTCGGCCTTGTCGACGGCGCTTTCCTTGTCGCCCATCGCGAAGACCACCTCGTTCTTGAGCCACACCGCGTCGGCGTACTTGTCCTCGACGAGAGCCCAGGCCGCGGCCTTCACGTCGGTCATGCCGTGACCCATGAGCGCGAAGGGCGACAGGGCGCCATTCAGCACGAGCGGCGGGCCTTCGGGCATCGGAATCGACAGGCCTTGTGGCAGCTTGCAGGCGATGGTGAGCATGTCGGCGGAACGTTTGCGGGCCATGGAATTCTCCGGTTGTTGGTGGGTGAAGGCGTAGCGGCCTAGTGTATCGCAGGGTTAAGCGGGCGTCACCTTGCCGCCGGCACGCAGCATTCGGTCGTAGTGGTGCCACATCTTCCACGCGGCCTTTGCGGTCGGCGCGCAGACCGTGAGGCGCCCACAGGCACAACGGTAGCTGCCCGCAACGCGACGCATGCGCGGCGTCATGGCCAGAACCTCTGATAGCCTGCCGGCGACCCTACGCGATCGAGGTGCTCACGAACACAGCGTTCGATCACGCCACCAGCTGCAGCTCGACCGGCGGCGTCGTTGCGCACGGGGTGCTTGCGCAGGAGCCGAAGCAGGCCGCGCCGAATGTGGCGGCGCAGGTAGCTCATGTTCGCAGCCAGTTGCGGCACAGGCTTGCGCTTGCGAAGTTGGCGGACTTTCATGACCTCACTCCTGCGAGCACCAGGTCGCCAAAATCATCCACCACGGCCGGGCCGCCCTGGGTAGGGAAGTAGCTGAGTTGCCACGTCGCGCCAGGCTGCGGATAGTTCAGGCGCCACCACATGGCAAAGTCGTTGTGCGCGCTGCCGTCCGGCGCGTGCCGTGTCGCAAAGTGCGCACGCAGGAAGGCGTCGGTGTCGATGGCGACGGGTTTCATTCTGCGCGCCCTATGGTGTAGGTGGGGACATCCACGCTGCGCGTGCAATTCTTGCCGCAATATTCGCTCCACGTGGTAGCCGCTTGCGCGCCGTCACAGCGTGTGTAGTAGCGGAAGCGGCCTTCGTCGGCGAAACGGTATGCGGTGCATCCCTCGTGCGTGAACAGGCGGTCGACCTTGAAGTCCAAGCCGGCGGCGCTGGAGGTCTCCGCGGCTTTTGTGCAACCGGCCAGTGCGGCACACGCGAGCGCGATGATGGTGAGGGTCTTGAGCATTCAGGTTCTCCTTGGTGGTTGAGGGTCGGGTACTGTCGTGTCGCGCCAACGACACCGGAAACGAGGCTGCGCGCGTGTGAGTGTGGATCTGACGAGGCATGAAGACCCCGGCGCGCACGAATCGACTGCGGTTGACAGTACCCGCGACAACCCGGCGCGCCGGGCTGGCACTGGCGCTGTCTCATCCGCAAGAAACGACGCTGGCGCGCCAATGGTCTTGATCTGCGTCCGTGCAGTATGGCGCGCGATGGCACGGGTAGTCCATCACCACACCAGTCTCGAAAGGCGCATAGTGCGAAGCACCGAATAGGCGACTGGTGCTGCCCCCACCCACGCAAACGCCTCGTGCGTATTGATAGCCGCTCGGGGCCTTGATCAATTCGGCGTCCTTCAGGACCACCACGCCGTGATTGTGTTCGATGGTGATTTGCTTCATTTGGTTTCCTCAGACCGCCAGCACTGCAGGCACCACTTCCACGTGATAGCCGATTTCGACCAAGTAGGCAGCGTTCTCCGCGCGGCGCTTTGCGCGTTCGTCGCTGCTCAGACCTTGGAAAACGTGGCGGGCCTTCGGTTGATAGGCACTCACCTTGTCCGCCGAGATCGCAAAGCCCGTCTTGCTGCAAGCCTTGTCGCCCCGGGTCCACGTTGCCCGCCATGCGACACCGTAGCCGCGTTCCGTCTTGCGGGTGATGACGATTCCGTTAGCGAAGGTGGCGGTGTACTTGGTCATTTCAGGTTCCTTCAGGTTGCGTTGTCGATGGCTCAATCATAAGAACATCTTTCAGCAATGTCAAGCAACGGGCAAAGAAAAGCCCCGCACAGTGGCGGGGCTTTCCTGTTTCACGTGGAACGCTTGCGCGTCACACGCCGAGCTGCTGCGTGCAGCAGACCGGGCGCCAGATGATGGCACTCTCAAACGCGCTGAAGCCATTCGCGCGGCTGCGTAAGCATCATTCGGCGATTCTTGGTGCGATTCAGCCACTGTGGGATCACCTGTACGTTGGCCGCGCAGTGCAACCCCGAGGCGCGCGTCGCGAGCAGTGGAACCATGTGATCAATCTCCCAAGGGAGCCCCATCGCCGCTGCGCGGCGCACGCACAGCTCAGCGGCCTCGGCCAACACCAGCTCGTCGAACTCGCCGAACCATGGCGGCACAGCGCCTTTGAGCCGCGCGCGGCGCTTCTGTTCGTAGCCGCGGTACAGGTGCGCTTCTGCCTTGCGCTTGGCAGCCTTCGCGGCTTTCGCTTCAGGCGTCGAGTTGCGCGCACGCTTCTTTATCAACTGCGTGTCTCTCGTCACCTCGTAGTAGTCCCTGCGCATCGCCAAGTAGTCCGGTTCGTCCTTGCGCCTTGCGTGATAGGCCCGGCGTGTCGCCAAGCCTTGCACACGGTTCGCCGCGTACCATGCTGCTGCGTTGGCTTTCTTGACATCTGGATAGCGCGCGACAAACCGCTGGTCTTTGGCGGCCTTGCAAGCCGTGCACAGCCCCGTCGCCGTGTAGCGAAAGGCGTCATGACCATTGCGACAGGGTTTGCCAGTGCTGTAAGTGGGCGTCGCCGCCTCGCGGGCTGCAGCTCGGTATTTGCAAGTTCTTGTCATATGGCGCCCATTATAGGGCGAAAAGAAACCCGCCGTAGCGGGTTTCTTTCAGCGCGTCAGACGCTGATCAGACGCCGATTTGCTGCGTGCAGCAAACTGGCCTCCAAATAATACAACCCCAAGTCCCCGCGCTTTTCTTCTGGCGGAAGTAGCTCGAATAGCGCTCGATGGCGTGCGCGCGCATCTTCTCGGTGAAGCCGCAGGTGGCCGAGTCCTGACCTTCCAGGCGCGGCACCCACAGCTGCACGAGGCGTCCACCGGCGGTGTCGTACTCGGGCACGGTCACGATGCGCAGCTTGGGGAAGGCGTCGAGCAGCAGCTTCGCAGCCGACAGGCCGTACATGTTGGCCGTGTTCAGGTCGCCCGAGGCGGTCGGGGGCATCGACAGGACCATCTCCATGTCCTGCTCGACCAGGCCCTGCGTCTGCGTCTGCAGCGCCTTGAACATGCTCACCACCGAATTGAATTTGGCTTCGGGTTCGGCCGTAGCCCAGTTCGTGCCGGCGGCGACTGGCGCTGGCAGGCGCGGGTCGTTCGTGAGGCCGTAGTTTTGCAGGCCCGCCACACCAAACAGGTACGACGAGTTCAGGAACTTCGACAGACCCAGGGCCGAGGCGTAGTTCAGCTGTGCGGCCAGATCGACGCGGCCGGCGCCGGCCATTTCCAGCTCGCGCTCGCCCCAACGGGTCCACGTCTGGAAGTGGTAGCTCTGGCGCTGCGGGTAGTTCACGTTCGAACCGCTGGAGCCGTCCGCCGAGTAGTCGCCGTAGGTGGCGACTTCGGTGGTCGGTTCAGCCTGGATGAACGCAGCCGTCAGCGTGGTCCAGTCGCCTTTCTTCGACTCGCCGACGATCTCGGCGGCCTTCATCGGGGCGACGAGCACCTCGATGACCTTCGGGTCGACGTAGGTCGTCAGGTACGCGGGGATGCCCGCATTGGGCGTGCCGACCAGCGTGGGCGTCAGGTCCGCCGCGTCCATGGCGAACTGGGCCAGGGGCGTCGTGACATTCTTCACGCCGGGCGCCAGGATCACACCCTTGGCAGCCAGCTGTGCGATGACTTGGGAAT